CGAAGCATGGTGTGCATCTGATCGTCACCGCGCATGAAGCTGATCCGGTCATGGAGATACGTGACGGCAAGGAGGTAGTGAGTCACATAGGCGTTATGCTTGGTGGCCAGCTTGTCAACAATGTGACGTTCCGGTTGTCGGAGATATGGTATATGTCTGCGCAGAGGGAACGGAAGCTGGCTGTCAGGTCTGTGCGACTCAGACGACCGATGAAAACGCGCATGTTCTCTGGCAAGTCTGACGCAGAGTTTATACTGGAGTATGACTCGGAGTTGCCAGACAAGGGCCAGATGACCATTGCGGGCTGGTACAACAAGTGGGTCAAGGGCGGTGTGAAGATACTGCCGAATGGCGAGATACCCCGGACAGGGGGTTCGTGAAACGTGTCAGGTGATACTGTCCTATCACTTCTGGAGGATTGCTATGGTTGATGAAAACGAAGAACTCGACGTTATCGAACTCGACGAGAGTCTCGCTGACGTTGAGAAGCCAGCGGAACTGCCCCCCGGCTTGTATGTCGGGGAAGTCCAAGACGTGCAAGTGGCCACTTCGGCCAAGGGCAATGCGTACTACGCCGTGCGGTTCACGGTGGCTCCCGACGAGATTCCCGCTGACATTCAGCAGGATTTCGAGGAGGGCGCAACGCTGTTCTGGAATCGGCAGATCAAGCCGAGGGACGGCAAGGATCGGCGTGCGCTGTTCAATCTGCGCAAGTTCGTTGAGGCGCTTGGCCTCGATGCGAACACCACGTCGATCGATCCGAACGACTGGATGGGTTGTCGGGCTCGCCTGCGGATCAGGCAGACCGTCAACCCGCGTGATCCCGCCGCCGGTAAGCGTGCGGAGATCGCGTCGATCGAGCCGCTAGAGGATGCTCCGGCTGCCCGTCAGGCGGTCGAGGAGGATGATGAGCCGGTAGTGCAAGCGCCGGCTCGCGGCCGTGGTGGTCGTGCTCGTCGGTAGTTGAGATGGCCCGGTGCTGTGTGACTCAAACAGCACCGGGCCTTTTGTGTATCTAAATAACGGAGAATAGGAATGAGTGAAGTGGAGCGAAGCGACACCCCTGCGAAGGCGGGGGACGATGGTTGGGTTAGAGCCAGGATTGTCGAAGCACTATGGGAAGGCAACAAGGAAGGCAACGAGTCAAGCATTGAGCGACAAGCCGATGCGGTCATGGCACTATTGGATCGTACGGCAAGCGAGACAGATACATTCCACGCGTTTGTGGGTTATCTGAACGGCCTTCGCCTAATGGTGAGGGACATAGAGGAGGATAAGTGAAATGGTTGACTCTGTGCAACTGCGTCTCGGTACATCGATCACTCGCGGTGTCTGCCAGATGATAATCCGGGTGCGTCTGGAGGATCGCAGGGATATTACACGAGCCGCACGCTTGCTGGGTCTTACGCAGGCTCAGTTTACGCGTAACGTACTTGTGCAGACTGCAAGAACCGTCATAGCAGAGGCGAAGTCCGAAGAGGCGGCGTAATGCGTGTACGAATAATAGCAGTCAAGACCGAACTCCGCGACCTGCGGCCCGGCGATCTGTACTCGGAATACGATGGCTCCTACTGGAACCTCGCAATGTCCGGGCACGTCCCGCCACAGGCGCTCATTTGTACGAATGTAGCAGATGCAGAGGATATAAGCAAGGATTCGCTGCATGTGTATAAGCTGACGATCGTCAAGGAGGGGACGGACAAGGAAGGCAACAAGTTCCAGCAGCGTGATGCGCATACGTCGGTGTTGCTTGACCCGAATGCGCCTCCAGGTTCAACACCGAAGGAGATAGGACGTGACAGGAAGCGAAGTGAAACGTAGTCCCTGCGTAGGCGGGGATCAGGCGTTGCAGCGTTTGACTCAAATGCATCTGAGCCCGGAGCAGGAGCACGCCATAGAGCTATGTCAGGACGTGACTAGCCGCATTGTCTCGGTGACGGGTGGTGCGGGGACTGGTAAGACGCTTGTGCTTGGGTACGTGCATGGGGAACTTAGCAAGAGGTATCAAGTGGCTCTGTGCGCACCGACGGGCAGGGCCGCAAAGCGTATATACGAACTGACTGGCATCCAAGCGAAAACCATACACAAGCTGTTGGAGTATCCGCAGCCTGATGACGATCCGTTGTTCGGGAAGGACGGTGAAGAGCTAGCGCCGAGGAACGAGCCCAAGAGGAATGCGACGAATCCGTTCGACGAGTTTGTCATTCTTGTAGATGAATCGTCAATGGTTGGACCACAGCTTTATCGAGAACTGATAGCAGCGTTGCAGAAGCGTGGTGTTATCAGGTTCTTCGGTGACAACAATCAATTGCTTCCGGTCGAGGAGGGGCCACCGCCGTTCAGGACGGTGTTGGAGAAGTTCCCATCGGTTACGCTGACGTTCAACTTCCGGTCAGATGACGAGATCGTAAGCAATGCGTATCGCATCCTGAACGGTAGCATACCGCTTCGCAACAGGCGCTTCGACGTGATGTATGCTGACTATCCAGTGCTGACGTTAATCAGAGAGATGGACAAGCATCCCGAATACGCATATGACAACAACCAAATCATCATGCCAACGCGCAAGGGGCCTGTCGGCACGTTGCGTATCAACCCGTCTATTCAGGTGAAGCTGAACAGGGACAAGCACTTGCTGCGACTGCCACGGTTCGACAAGAACGAGCATGATCTGGTAGTGCGTGCGAACGACAAGTTCCTATGGGTCAAGAACGATTACCAGTTGAACCTGTTCAATGGTGAGATTGGCCGTATATACAAGATTGATCCAGAAGATGGAACGATGTGGATCAAGACTTCCGAGGGACGTAGTGTAGAGATACCACCGAGCATCAGAGCGTACAATGCGTATTTAAGGACCACGATCAACTATGATCCTCGCAAGCAGATTGAGCTAGGCTATGCCATCACGACTCACAAGGCGCAAGGTAGCGAGTTCGATACCGTTGTTTATTGTATGTCTAGCTCGGCAGCGTTCATGCTTAACAGGAATAATTTCTACACTGCGATGACACGTGCCAGATCACGGGTAGTCATCATAACAGATCGCCGTGGGATGTTCCTGTCGTTGCGTCGTGAGGTACGAGAATGACCGAAGAGGAACATGGAAATGAGCCGTTTGACTCAGACGAGGCGGCAGCGTTATATAGTATTCACAGGGCCATCGCTCGGTGGCAAAAGTACCGCGGCTGCATTGCTCGTGTCATGGTTCCGGCAGAAGGGGTTATCAGCGGTGCATTGCTCCTTCGAGACGCCAATGAAGCACTATCTAGCTATGCTATTAGGGCGGAAGTTAGGCACCTTCAAGATGGACGAGCCGTTATCCGCATTGTTATCAAAAACCTGCAAGGACTTTCTTAGGCTCGAAGCGGCGCATATGCGGTTCAACTACGGCCCGAATGTCATGGGCAATATGTTGAAGGAGCGGACAAAGCACTGGCGTCACGATCCTTTGTTTGTTGTTGTGGATGACGGAGTGAGTGTGCTGGATTGCCGTGCGCTGGGCGATTACTTCCTGATCCAGATAGTGAGGGACAGGCAGGAGCGTGTGTATCCGTTCATGATTCCTAATGCGGATGCACACGTGAGGAATGACGGGACGCTCGAACAGTTGGGTGCGCAGATCGAGAAGATAGGAAACATCATACTAGCGGAGGATATATGAGCATTAAGGAAGAGTTTACGGCAATGGCCATGGGGTTCGGACTCGACGTGCAAGCCGTTTGCAGCGGCCCAGAGGATGCCACTACGGCGTTCATTGGTGAAGGGCTTGGCGACGTAGAGGTACGGAAGAAAGCACCGCTTGTCGGTAGGTCTGGCCAGTTGCTATGGAAGCGTCTTGAGCGTTATGGGCTGCGGCCTGACAACGTATATGCGACCAACGTCATCAAGCGACAGATCAGCATGTCAAATAACGAGCAGTTCAAGATGTATCCAGGCGAGTTAGAGCAGTGGCGTGAGTTGTTGAACTGGGAGCTAGGGCAGTTGCCAAACCTTAAGACGGTTGTACTGCTGGGGAACTATGCGCTTAATGCCATACTCGACAAGGACGGGATCAACTCTTGGCGTGGGTCTGTGTTGGATATCAATCTGCCAAATGGTAAGCGTGGCAGAGCGGTGTGCACCAACAATCCAGCGTATCCGCTGCGCGAGCCTAGGGCCGAGATCACGTTCCTCATGGACATGCAAAAGGTTGGGCAGGTGGTAGCTGATACGTTCAAGACGTATGATGTTGATGCGATTATCAACCCGACGTATCGAGAAACCATGTCGTTCCTGCTGGATATGCAACGGAGTGACAAGCCTGTGGCTGCGGACATTGAAGGGCTGAACGACGAGACGGCATGTATGGGACTTGCGAACGGTGCGCATCGCGCGATCTGTATCAACTTCCGTGACGCAGATCGGAACACGTTCACGCCTGTCGAAGAGTACGACATTTGGATGGGCATTCAGCGGCTGTTTGACTCACACAAGGTTATTGCGCAGAACGGAGGGTTCGATGCGTATTGGTGTAGGCTCCGTGACTGGCTCCGCATTCGTGTCTGGTTTGATACGCTGTTGGCGCATCACACTCTGTACCCGCAACTACCACATAACCTTGCTTATCTCACTAGTCAGTACACGAACCACCCCTACTACAAAGACGAAGGAGACTACTGGAAAGAGGGAGGAGACATAAACGAGTTTTGGGTTTACAATTGCAAAGACGCAGCCATAACGTGGGCGATTGCGCAGAGAGAGAAGGCTGAACTGGAGAAGCAAGGACTGAGTAAGTTCTTCTTCGAGCATGTCATGCACGCGCAACCGCATCTGGTGGAGGCGACGGTACACGGTTTGCCGGTAGACAAAACGGTGAAGGCTGCGATTGCGCTAGAGATCGACAAGGATGTGTCGCGGATCGAAGACGAGTTCCACAGGCTTGTGCATGAATGTACGGAAGATACAATGTACTTTCCCAATCCAAACTCATGGCAGCAGTTACGCGAGTTGTTCTTCGGCCGGCTCGATCTACAAGGCGTTGGGCTGTCCACAGACAAGACGAACCGTGACCACATAATGAAACATGCAAAGACCCGACCAGTGGAGAGGGAGATGCTAGCGGCACTGAATAAGTACAAAGAGGAGGATAAGTTCCGTGGGACGTATGCCAACGCAAAGGAGTCGAAAGATGGCAGGTTTCGTTTTGAATTTAAGCAGTACGGAACGCAGAATGCTCCGGGACGGCTCTCCTCTAGTCAGCTTATTAACGGTGAGGGAGGTAACATCCAGAATCAACCGATGCGAGCGAGGGGGTTCTTTGTTGCGGACCCAGAGTGCGTCTATATCTACTTTGATCTGGCACAGGCTGAGGCTCAGGTGGTTTCTTTTAGGGCCGACATTCCAAAGTGGAAGCAACAATTTGCCAAGGCACGGCGTGACGGGTCTTACGATTGTCATCGTGCATTGGCCTCGGAGATGTTCAAGGTCCCTTACGAGGATGTTCCAATGGCGGATTGGGACGAGGATAATCGTCCTACGATTCGCTACGTCTCCAAACGTTGTAGACATGGCCTCAATTACCGAATGGAACGTTTTAGGCTCTCTGAGGTAACGGGCCTATCATATCATGTAGCAGCGCGTGCGTTTATGCTATACCACAAGATCACGCCGGAGTTGCAGGATTGGTGGAAGCAGGAAGAGTATATGTTCAGGAAGACGCGGACAATGTATAACGCACTCGGTCGAAGGTTCCGTGTGCTGCAACCCGTTGATGATGAAGTGTCTAAGTCCGTTGTGGCATTCTATCCGCAGAGCACAATTGGAGATAAAGTCGTGCAGGTTTGGTATCAGGCCGAGGAAGATGACGAATGGCCAAAGGGACATGCGCGAGTTGCGATCAATGTGCATGACAACCTCGTGGGTATGGCAGAGGTTAAGTATGCGAAGACTGCACTGCGCATCCTGAAAAAGTATGCGGAGAGTCCGTTACTGATTCAGGATGCGTGGAGTCGGCGACCGCCCGAGCCGTTATCGATTGGAGCCGAATGCAAGATTTCGTATCCGACAAGCTGGGACGAGAAGACGAGGCGGTTCGTGGAAGACCCAAACGGTCTGCACCGCTGGAGTAACATGAAGACCGTGGCCGTTTGAGTCAAACCAAGGTGCCTGCGAAGGCGGGCAAGGAGAGTGCATGAAAGTCCTGAACAAGCACAGAGATGGAATCCCCATAGGAGCGGTCTACATTGGACGCCCATCAAAATGGGGAAACCCTTTTGTGATCGGTCGTGATGGAACCAGAGAAGAGGTAGTTGCTAAATATAGTCAGTGGCTCTTTGACAGTGGGCGAATTGATCAGATCGAGGAATTGCGTGGAAAAGACCTCGTTTGCTTTTGCGCTCCACTGGTTTGTCATGGGGACGTGCTGCTGCAATTAGCCAACAGACGCACCCGCTCACGATAGTCGTTCGATGTTTGACGTAGCTCGCCAGTAGGCTATCTGCCCTGGGAGCACGTACTTGTTAGCCTTCTTGTCGGCAGCGAGCGTTCGTAGGAAGGCTATCACTTCACCGTCGCGAATGTTGCCGCCAGCCTTGGAGATTAGCTCTGACTGGCGGCGACCTTGCGTACCGCCGTCGATTAGGTGCTTCGTGACGTTCACTTGCCAATCAATGCTCATGGTTGTGGTCCTTCCTCCTCGTATGATTGGTCTGCCGGAAGATTGTGTGGCGATAGGTCTTGTATGCTAATGTGCCTACCGTATTCGGGATGCCTTGCCGTCATTTCGTCCTCGACACGTGTAATTGCTGCGTTGATCTCCCTTGCTGCTAATTGTCTGTATCGCTCGTACCAACTCCTGACCGCGAACGGGTCTGTGTGGTCCACACCAGCGTTCTTGAGCACTTGCATTACGTCTGGTTTTTGTTCTATGCGTTGTTTCCAAGTAGCCATGTTGCCAAAGTCGATGTACCGCATGGACTGAATGGCTTTGGATGATGAATTGTATCGATCCCAAAGCGATCTGAACCCCATGCCTCCTCTGTTGAGGCTGTCTTTGCTGAAGCGTTCGTCGAGCAGCTTCGCAAACTCTATGTATAGCGGATTGTTCGGCGGCTCCTGTCCAAGACCGGGTGAGTGCGGCGGCAGTGGCGGCCCTAATAGTTTACTTGCCTCCGCAAAGCCTGATGGGCTCGTCGGCTTCGCCTTGGTTATGAATTGCTCTCCGGCCATACCCCACTGGTGGTAGTAGTCGAGGAGCCCACGGATCGCCTGCTCCCTGTTATACATCTCGTTCACCATCCGCGTATTGCCAGATGGTGGCGCAAATGTATTGAAGGCGTTGTTTAGCAGCGGTGTGCGTTGTACCTGCAATTTGCCCATCTGCTTGAGGCCATTCTTCAACGCATTGGCGTACCCGGTTTCGTCCGAGTGCTCGTACGCTCCGTATCCAGCCAGCCACATATCCAGAATCGCAGGACTCACGGCCCTGGACAGGCTTTCATTTAGCTGGCTCATCACCTTGTTTGAGTCATACGGGTTCTGTTTGCGCATAAATGTGTCGCCGCCGATATCAGTAGCACCTACGTTCTGACCAAGCGCATTTCCCAACGGACTGCGAAAGAACGCCCCGAGGTTGCCCGGCGCTGATGCTCCTAGTGCCTCCACACCGGCCCCGAATAATGGCGGTGTTGGTGGCAGCACAACATCGAGGGCCATCGAGAGTGCCGCTTTGGCGTCTTGCGTCTTAGTCCATTGGGCCGCATTCGGGCTGTGATCACCGCTCCAGTAGTTGTCTCCGTACATGTGCGACATGACGGCTTCTATTGCCATCTTAGGAAAGACGCCTTCCTGAAACCACGGCATTTCTATACCTTCTGCCGCACGCCTTCCCGGCCATGCGATATACAAGTACATGCCGCGCCTGTACTCGTTTCTGCCGTACAACTGGTGACGTATGTACGGAGTACCTTCCGGGTCTGCACCCGCATACGTGTTCCATAAATAGGCAAGTACTGGCGGTGTTATATAGGCTGTGAGAGCCTTGAGAGCAAACCTTGTAGGGCTGCGCTTGGCAGCCTTTGGAAATGCCTTCAATCCCTGCATAGACATATTGTGCCACGGCAGTGTACGCAGCACATCGTGAGAGAATACCCATGCCTCAGCCGTCTTCGCACGAGCAACTAAGTCAGGAGACATCGGGTCCTTGGTCTGGTATCTAATGAAGTGACCTTCCTGGTTGTGCGCAGTGCCAGACACCAACGGATCGCCTACCAGCGCGTTTGAATCAGACACCAGCCTGTCGTATGTCGTATCTAATACTTGCTCTTCTGTTGCTGATGGTCCTAGCTCATTGCGTACGGCTGCCTTCACCCGCTTGAAGTTCTTCTGCACAGCCGCTGTCTGTGTTGAACTGTGTACGTCATTTAGAAGATTCCGATAGGCGTGGCCCAGCGTAGCCAGTTGTCTGGTTCCGGGCCTTGTGCTCATATCCTGCACCATAGCTCTTAACCGGCTGTGCGGATTGACCAAGCTGCTATCAGTACCGTACCGCATCAGTCCGCGAGAGTGTGTACCTCTAGCGCGTATATTCGCAACCGTGCTGCGCGCATACTGATTCGCTAGTATGCTTGCTATGTGGTTTGATGCGTTGTCGCCAAAGGCATGTCGCAACCATCCACCGCTGGTCGCATCGAGTGAGTACGATGCGTGTCTAGCTAGTCGTGCTAGTGACGATGATCCTACAGCATATCCCAACCCTGCAAGTCCAGGGGCCTTCCTTGCGTACCTCATTCCACCGGATGTCCCTTTTGCGATGCGATAGTTGCGAAGTGTATCTAATGGCGCAAAGTACACTTGCAGCAGTCCTGTCGTAGAAGCCACAAACAATCGTTTTGTTGCAGAAAGCACCTTAGCTACCGTACCTGAACTGAAATGGTCTGGTCCGAATCTAATCAAATCCTTCATCGTAGGATTGTCTGCAACCCAATGCTGCTTCACGCCCCGGCGATACGATGTCACATGACGATGCTGGAGCGAATCTGTAATATCTCCTGCTCTCTTGGGCGTGAACATGTGCCGTGCGCCTGGGGATTGCCGCAACGTATCAATAATTTTGCCGGTGGCCTGTTCATTTATGGTCTTCCGCGCTTGTGTGGTCACATACTGCATAGCTGATTTAATGGGATCAGGACGACGCAAAGGTTCACCCATTGCATTCCGCCCGTCGGGATACTTGATGTACTCTGCACGCTTGCTCCTACTAACCGGAACCTCATTCGGGTTGTGCGCATACTTGTTAAGCTCTTCGCTCTTCGTCATGATCGAGTGTTCGCCCTCAGCCTGACCACGACGCGATTCCAGTATGTTCTCTTTGTAATGACCGCGCACGCGAACCCAATCTGGATGGGCCTGCTCCGTCTGGCGGATTTCCTGCAACAGATCAGCTTCTGTCTTGCCATGAATCATCGGTGGCCCAACCTGCGGATTTGCGTTTGCTGCGACTGTGCGCTTTCGTTGTATGTTCCGGACTTCATCAAGATCGCTGTTGGCATTTAAGTATTCACGAAAGCCCCTGTTCCTACTGAAGTTCGCATACGCCTCAATCTTCCGCAACGATACAGGCACTTCAAACCGGAAGTGCGGCGATATGGCACGCCCTTCTTCCACTGCGGCGTTCGCAAGGGATTGAGACTGCGCACCTGTATACTCACGTAGCGTATCTTGCAGATCGTCTAATACCGCAGGTGTCAGCCCTGTCTTTGCTGCATACGACGTGATCGGTCCTATACGGTCGTTAGCAAGATACGAGTAATCATGCGGCGTGAACTGCGCTTCCCAAGTTGCTCCGGCTGGCGGCGTAGGCATAGCAGACGGCGCGCTAGGCGGTGGTGCAGCCGGACCCTGCATGATGTTGGCGGGTGGCGACTGACGAGAGAACGGCGTTGGCGCAGCGACGGGTGCAGCGGCAGGTGCAGCAGGTGCTGTTTGACTCAAACCGGGCACCTGATTAGCCGGCACAACATCCACGGGGATGGCCGTAGCGGCCGGCGGCGTGACGACGGGAGCCGCCAGCGCACTGGGCCCAACGGGACGCGTGATAGGTACGCCTCGTCGAACACCTTCGCCTGTCGGTGCTGGAGGCACAGGCGCCTCTGTGCGTTGCGCTATGTCAGCAGCTTGCACCGGCAAGGACGATTCTGGAACTGCGCTGGGAACCACTCCGCCTAGGGACTGTACGCGAGCAGCTTCCTCGGCAGCCTTTCGTGCAGCAACAGCGCGGGGATTAGATCCGAGCGCACGCGGATTCGTTCCGTGCAGACGCCTGTTTGCTGGCGGAAGCTGCGGAGCAGGCGGCAATGTGGCCGGAGTGGCAGCTTCGGGTTGCAGCGCCTTCAACTCTTCAATAGGGGTCTTGGCCTCCGGTAGCGCCTGCTGGGTCTTGCGCTCCTCAAGAAGTTGACCTACAGGGCTCAGTCCCTGAGTAGGCGCCGGTGGTGGCATAGGTTCAGCGGCAGCAGTACGCGGAAGGAACTGCCCTGTCGCCGGATCGCGCGGAGGTATAGGCATATCGGGATGCGAAACGAACTGACCAGTCTCGGCGTCTCTGGGGAATACCGGCGGCGTGGGCCTGTTGCCGGGCACACCAATATCAGATTCGGGTACGCCTTCGGGGGTTATGATCTTGCCACCAGCCACACCGAGTCCTCTAGGCGTCTTGAACGGAGTCTTACCAATCAGCATTTGCGCTGTGTTGTTGGCCCAATCCATCGCTTCCTGTTCGTTCTCTCCACCAATCATATGGCTTGTATCGCCTTGCCATGCCTTTTCTGCCATCTGGCCTGGGGTCATGGCCAAACCGTACATGCCTTGGATAGTACGCGATGGCAGACCAGCAACGCCGTAGCCCAGCGTCTTCCACCAGTCCCCTTGCACGTCGGGAGGCATCTTGCCGGACAGAATGGCGTCAGCGGCCCTGTTCGCAGCAGTATCTGGAATTGGTGGTGGTGGTATGTGCGACATAGACTTCTGGTCTTCAATGCTCATGTGACTAAGTGGCTTTATCTCTCCGTTCGCGAACCGCTGCAAGAACTCTGGTGACTGCATAATGCCTTTCGTCATGCCGATGGTAGGGTCCATCTCTGCATCATAGTGCTGGATACGTTGCGGTTGTCCATCGGCACCGATCACTGTGTGAGTCAAACTAGGTAGCGCATCGGGTACCATAGCGTCTGTCAGCCATGACGGGAACTGTGACTCGTCAACTGGCGTCGAGGCAGCCTGCAAATCTACAGGCGGTATCGGAGGCAGTGGCGGCATAGGCGCTTGTGGCTGCGTAGGATGCTGTAACTGCTTCGCGTAGTCACGCAATGCTACAATATCGGGGTCTTCCTGCGGAGGCCCATACTCCTCTGGCTGCTGGATTTGCTCATCAGGCGCGCCGGCTACGTTCACACTGGCCATCTGATATGGTAGCTCAGGTGATGCGTCTGTCATCGTTCCGGTGTCGCGCTGCGCATACCGAATTGGTGCATTGCTAGCGGCACGGACAGCAGGAGGCGCCATACCACCAGCCATTGCCGTGACCCACTTCCGGTCGGCATTCTCCTGAACGAATCGTTCGCCGGTACGGGGGTCGAATGCTACAGGCGCACCACCAGAATGCACACTGCCGCTCTCGTTGCCGGTGGCGTAGTTGGCAACGTTCGAGCCGCGCAGTGCATTCTGTATATAGCCATTGATTCGCCCTTGCTGGTCCGGTCCAAAGCCCTCGCCTAGCTTGTTAATGGTTGTTGATGGATAGTAGTGTACGTCTCGGATAGCCTGCTCCAGCGTCATGCCACGCGACGCAGCACGATTCATTACTGACTCGACATATGCCTGCTCGGCCCGTGGTCCCTGCCCGCCAACTTCCGCGTTGACCGAAGCCGCAAACAGCCGTCGCGTATTGGGGTCGGATAGTTCCTGCCCGAACCGCGACTGCCGTAGCTGCATCAAGTTAGTTGCAGAGGATGGAGCCGATGCACCACCGTATGGCCCAGGAACGCTAGCACCGCCAGCACTAGCAACAGGAACACTATCGCTAGAACCGTCCGCCCCTGATCGCCCTCCAGCCATCTGGATATGCACAGGGTCATTCTGGAATGCGCTACCCTTAAGGAACTCCAGCCCGTAACGACCCGCGTTCTGATGCAAGTAATCCAGCACCGGACCCCGTCGCACGTCTGCCGCCAGACCTTGTTCATGAAGGCTGCGTCCGGGCGGAGCGGCCAACCCGCCCTGGTTGTTTGGATTCGGTTGATACGTGGTTCCCCCGAAGGTGACGGGGTGTCTGGTGTAGTCTGCATAGTATTGTGCCTGTCTTTCTGCTGGTCGATATAGATCGGATAGCGACGCCTTCTGCCCTGTGGCTGATTCTGCATCCTGTAGTGCTCGTGTCAGTCTCCCTGCAAAGGTTGGATTTAGGAACTGCGCGTTAAGGTCTGTGCCACGACTGAGTAGGTACTGATACGGTTGCACCGCTCCCGCAGGCGTGTCATTTGCAGCGACTTGCACTGGCCGCAACTGGTTCTGTATGATCTGGAACTGGTCTGATCCGTATGGAGGAGTATACGGCGGCGGTGTACGCTGCGGGTATGCCGTCGGTGCCAGCCTCTGCAAATCGATAGCGCCGATCTCCCCCGGCTGTATTCCAGGCAATGCGCCCATGGGGGTCGCACCCGGCCGATAGAGAGGCAAGCCGTTTTGCATGTATCCAAAGGTCCGTGGTGCCCCTGGCGGTAACGCAGCGTCTTGCGCTTCCTCTACACTCAGCGGCGTTCCGGCTGCCCACTGCGCCTGCTGCATCGTGAACGGTAAGGCTAGGGCCTCCGGCAATTGTGCTCCCAGCGATGCCATCATTGGATACTGCGTCGGAGGCATGGCAGGCATGGGCGGTGGCGGCATCATGCCTATGGTGGCACCCTGCGGCCCTTCCTGTGGGGATGCCAGTGCAATGGCATCCTCCAATGGAATGTGCTCGTCCTGCGGCGGCGGGACGAATGGTGCTGCCGCAGGAGGAGGCGGAGGCAACTCCTGTTGCTTGTCCTCGTCCTGTGTGTCGTCTTGCGGCATCAGGCTTTCGAGTTCGTCAATGTCATCGGCCATCTGTTTGACTCACACAGGTTTGAGGAAGGCGAAGCGGAGCGTAGTCCCTGCGAAGGCGGGGATCAGTCAGTATCCGGCCTTCTTCTTGCCCATTTGCTGCTGGGCCATTGCAAGTTCGTCTTCGGTTGACATGGGCTGGATCGAACCTTGCGATGACGGCTGCGGTGGGGCGCCTCCAGTAAACGCGCCGGGAGGAGGCATTCCACCACCACGCGGCGGGGGCGGCCTACGCATAGGCATAGGAGGCGCACCGCCAGGAGGAGGCATTCCGCCACCACCGGGAGGAGGCATACTACCGCCGCCGCCCATTCTGCCGAGTAGCATTGGCAGGAACTTCTGCGCAAGCTGCGGGATCATCTGCGGATTGGCCATGGCGGCCTGCACCACTTGCGGAGGAATCATCCTCATGATCTGCTGGATCATTCCAGGCGGGGCGTTGGCAGCCATCTGGGCCAGCCCTGGAGGTAATCCACCGCCTGCCCCTGGAGGCATACCGCCGCCTGCTCCCGGTGATGGCATGGGTGGCCTTCGCGGTGGCATCCCTCCTCCTGGTGGCATTCCGCCTCCTGGTGGCATCATGGTCATGTCGTTCTCCTTTCACTCTTGGTTCATCTGCTTCATTATGTTATTGAGTACGCTAACACGAAAGTCATGTCTTGGAGCAGGAGTCGCACGCTCTGGAAGATTCTTGTACGCTGACGCTGGTGTATTGGCAATGAACTCGCGGGCAACGACCCCGGTTTGGCCTGGAACGAACTCGTTCGCGTACATGAACCGTTGCTGCGCCTTGGAGACTATTGGCATATCGCGCTCCTGTTTGACTCAGACACTAGAATCCACTATAGTCGCCACCCCAATCGTTGCCGTAGCTGTTGAACGACGAGCCTGTATCGCCCCAGCCGCTGCCGAGCGAGGAGTCATCTGGGCGAACCGGCGGCAACGGGACTTGTCCTGTCATCGGCGTTCCCCACTGGCCTGGGTACGTGTCGGTATATCCAACACCGGGGTCTGAGGCCGCAGTGTTCGGCACGAGCCCGTACTGCGACTGCTGATTACCGCTTCTGTTACCACCACCTTTGCCAGCACCAGCAAGCGCCGACGCGATGCCAGCTAGGCTGGGAGACTGCCCAGCGGCTCTTGCGTAGGCATCGAATGCGCTACCGACGCCTGATGCACCAGCCTGTCCAGCGGATTGCATCAGTTGGGCCTGCTGTCCTTCGATTGCATTAAGCTCTTGAGGGACCGTCGAGTACGGATTTGGCGCGCTGGACATACCACCGGCCATGGTCTTTTGTAGTTGTTCCAGCAGTGGGAGGTAGTGTTGTTGTCGAGACTGTACGTCTTGCTGGTATTGCGGTATCGATGCTTCATACGCCTTGGTCAGATTGGCTCCGATGTTCTGGCCCTGAGCGTCGTCCATTGACTTGATGAAGGTTGCATAGTCAGCGCCGCGCCCTTGCCGAAGCAGGGTACGCCCAATCGCTTGTCTATCGCCGCCGACTGCATCCTGATTCTGGAGCGACATTAACGTAAACAGCTTGTCCTCGTCGGATGCACGACTAGGTGCCTCGTCATAGCGGAAGCCGGCGAGTGCCTTGTTGTAGTCAGGAACCGCTTCGAGGCCGCGCTGGCGTTGCTCTTCGAGGATTAGCCTATTGCGTGTAGCGTCCTCGGTTAGTTGTTTCAATTGCTGCTGCTCGCCAGCGCCAACGATGCTTTTCTGTGTCGGTGTTAGATCAGTCTCCCATGTGTTCGTCGCCTGATTGTAACGCTGTGTGTTGCCGTAGGCATCGGTACGAGTTGCCGACGCCATACGTTGATTTTGTCGAGCCATCTGTTGCTGGAAGCGCAAGTTCATTAGCTCGATTTGCGCCTGTTCTTGCTGCGCACTGTACTGTAGTCCTGCACCGACTAGACCAACGAGGGCGCCTGCGATCTCGGCCATCTACGCAGCCTCCTCTTCGTCGTCCGACTCTGGCAGCGGATTGTATCTCATGCTGCCATCGTCCGGCCCCTTCGGTACGTTGAACGACTGCGGTCCAACGGGCGGTGCGCTGGGTGTAGCCTGACCCGGCTCGGTCCCACCAAACGCTGGAGTGCGCTTGCCTTCCCACATATTCTTTAGAGTATCCAGTATTGCACCGACCGTCGAAGTTGGTGCACCAGCAGGCGGTGCAGAAGGTGCCGGCACAGGTGGTGCAGGGTTTTGATTATATGACGTAGGTGGTACGCTGGGTGCCGCAGCCGGAGGAGCCGCCATGGCCGGTAGTTGCGCAGGTAGTCCGCTAAGGGGCAAGCCGGCATATGGACTGGCGGCCGCAGGCGCCATCGCTTGCCCAGGCACTAGAGCAGGAGCCCCAGGCGTCTGTACTGCTTGAGCGGCTGGCTGTAGCTGCGGAAACTGTTCGTACAGTCTCTGCTTCCTTTGAGCTTCCTCCGCGTTCCACTTCGCGCGCTCGTATGTGCCTGCGTCCGTGCCTTTTGGATACAGGAAGTGATGCACCGGAGGCGGCATTGGAAGCCCAGCGGGCCACGCAGTCAATCCAGGGTACGGTCCCTGCTGGGCCGGAACCGACTGTCCAGTATTAGGATCGACTTGAGAAGGCATCGGATAGTTTGTTTGCCCTTGCTGGTTAAGTTGATAGAGCATAGCATGGCGACGCTGACGCTCCATCTCACGCTCTTGGATGCCTTGCGGCGTGCCGGCAGCATACCGGAATATCGTACGGCCGAAACCTCCAGGCATACTACCAGTTCCGCCAGTCCCACCAGGGATACCCGGCATCGGTGCGTTGGGGTCGCCGGGTAGCATCTGCATCTTCCCCGGCAGCTTCACGATTGTATAGCCGGGGATGTTCTGTTCGATCTTCTCGTCGTTGCGGTTCCCGAATAGATTGCCGAACGGATCGCCGCTCCCGCCTCCACCCGCTGCTGGTCCTGACATCGGACGCTCCTATGTTTGAGTCAAACGACGGGGAAGCGAGATCAGAACACGGACGAGGTATCTGTGTTTTGCTTCTGGTTCGCCTGTGCGTTCGGGTCAACGACTCCTTGCTGGGCTGTTGGATCGAAGGGCAGGTTCTGGGCTCCTTGTCCTGCTCCTGCAATAGCGGCCAAGCCTGTAGTATTGAAGAGGTTAGCCGATCCGATTTTACCGCGGAGGGTTGTTCCGAGGTTAGTGATGAAGTCGCTGAACTGCTTATCAGCGGAACTGCCGTAGGTGTTTGGATCGAAGGAGTCGCCGAGTTTGAGAGTGGAGGCCGCTGTTCGTCCTTGGTTCGCGATATCGCGTAGAGACTGCTGCTCAGTAGCGACAGTACCAGTGCCAATCTCATTGAGCTTCGCAAGGACGCCGGGGTTCTGACGATCCAGTTCGGCTTCCGCAGCACCCTGTCCGGCAGGCGTGATGACACCACGGGCAAGCATGTTTTGGATGATTGCATCTGCGCTCTGTCGTTGCTCAGTGTCGATGCCCTGAATGTAAGGATCGACGGTTTGTGCGTTGACGCGAGTCGTGTCGAAGTTGCCTGGGAATAGCGCATTGAGTTGCTGATTTGCTCTGGCTTGTGCACCGGCAGTTGCTTGGTTATAGATGCGTGCGCCTACGTCTTGAAACGACGCACCAGGGTTCGGATCAGTCGGCGAAATGCCTGAAAGAATGCCCGAAATCTGTGTGTCGATGTCGGAGGCGTACTGAGAGGGATCAAGTCCCTGCTGCTGATAATAGGCTCTTGCGGCCTGGGTTCCACTGGCTGCGGAACTGGTTCGCAGAGCCTGGAGATCGGCCTTGTCTTGCGCAGCCTTCGCGTCGGCCGCGTCTTGGGCCTTCTGCGCCGCTTGTTCTTGCATTTGCTCAACTTGCATACTGTTATCTGGAGGCATACTCGGTGCTGACATTTCCAGTGCTCCTCTGTTTGACGCGGTAGTGATAGAGTTTCCCGATCGGCTCGAAGCCAACCATCTTGATTAGCTTGTCCATTCCCTCATCGTTCCCTCCGCCTGTGTAAGTAGCTCCAATGATAGTCGCCTTGCGTGCGATTGCCCAATCGCGATAAGCGGTCATCAGCTTCATTGCATTTGGCAGCGTGCGCCACTCCGGTAGAATAAAGAAGAATATGTCATTGCATACACGATCCCAAGAGAACGCCATCGTTACACAGTACGCACCGATGCCACCGACAAGCTCTTCGCGATCATTCAGCAGAACAAAAACCATAAAGAACCCATCGTTATTCACATTCTGTTCTAGCATGAACCTGATACGCGACGGATCAACGACCACGCCTTTGTAGTTTGGTAGTTTTGGAATCTCGCGTGCGGCATGTTCAATGATACCTGGGATATCGATTGCCGAATAGCGCCGAACGTGTGTCTTGCGTATTGTTGACATAGTGTTTGACTCACACAGTTGTATTTCCCTCCAATGCCGCCACCCTGGCCCGCAGCGCCTTCAACTCGGCCAGCAGCACCGGCACATATTTCGAATAGTCGATACCCCACCAGTCGTCAGGACTAGTAACGTGAGTGACCGCCTGCGGATAAACCTGCACCGCCTGCTGCGCGATCACCCCGCAAGCACGCTCGCCGGTGGCTTTCCATTTGAAGTCATAGACTTCGGTGTTGTCGATGATGCTGCCAGCATTGAACGACTTGAAATCTTCCTTTAGCTCACTACTGGAAGATGTGTTGTATGCCGCGGTGGTCGCGGTAATCGAGATTGAGCCGGACCAGGAACCGCCGCTCTGGGCGAAGGTGTGGACGGTGCCGGCGGAGTTCCGGTTCCAGTTGGCGTTCCACTGACCGGCACCAGCACTGGAATACAACGTAGCCGAAGTGCCATCGACCTCGAAACCCACCAAAGCGTTGCCATTCCCCGGCTGGGAACCTGGGTTAGCACCTGCAGCGGCAATGCCGTGGGAGGCTTTCAAGTCACCGTACTGCCGAGTAACGGCTAGCGGCGTGCCAAGCACAGTAGTACCATCATCGGCATAGCGAATGATGTTGAAATCAGAACCGGCATTCGAGCCGGTTTCCGCAGTGCTATCACCCAGTATGATCTGCCAACGATTTTTGCCGCCCTTCTGCCCAGTTAGTGCAGCGGAACTGCCGGCGGCTGCATTGACCACCAGATTGTTGACTATCGCACCCCCGGCAAGCGGCAGATAGCCAGCCGCAGTAAAAGCTGTAGTGGCAATCTGGGTCGTATTGGTGCCTGGAGCCGCAGTGGGGGCGAGCGGAACGCCTGTGAACGCCGGAGACGCTACCGGAGCGCCACCCGCGCCAGTAATATCGGCAATAGTCATGACTACATCGCCAATGCGCGCATTCCACGAGGCTACTCCGGTAGTGGATGCCACGACGGCAGCCTGCACGAAGGCCGTAGTGGCGAGTTGGCCTGTGTTCGTACCGGAAGTAGCAGTAGGAGCAACGGGGATGCCGGTGAAGGCAGGATTAGCTATTGGAGCACCACCAATGCTCGTAATGTCAGCAAGAGTCATCGTCACGGCACCGTTGCGACCATTCCAGTTTGTCACAATCCCTGCTGACACCAAAGACTGCGCAACCGATTGCACAAATGCCGTCGTGGCAACTTTTGTCGTACTGTCCGTACTTGGTGCAACTGTCGGAGCCGTAGGCGTACCTGTAAATGCTGGAGATGCCTTTGGCGCCTTCAGACTAAATGACTCGTCAATCGCCGTCTGGACGTTGGTGGCGACCATCCCGGTAGCTGTATGATCGTATCCAATGGTGGACGCCGTCCCAGGAGCCATGCTATTGTAGGTGAAGGCCCAATAAACAGCGTCATCATTCATTATTCCGGACGCGTTGCTTGTATGATTGGTAACACAAATACCGTATGTGTTGCGTCCTCCTACAGTGTCGAACGCCATATCATTGACATGGTACGCCGTATTGTTCAGCCATTGGCCACGCGGCCTAAGTGATAGTTGAATTGCTGTCCAATACGACGGATGGGCTGCCCTATCCTGCGCAAACGTTGTTGGCACAACAGCACTCGTATGTAGCTGCGCGCACAGCCATGTCGTAGCGTCTGCACCATCAATAGCTAAATTCCCAACCACGTAGTTGTAGTTGTTCGCCCATAGCGTCGCGCCCGTCGTTTGCGACTGCCCATACAATGCCAGATCGATCGCATCGAACGAGTCCCAAACGCCTTGAATCCAAGGCTCAGACAGGAAGTCGGTCTTCGGGAGCCGAAAGTATTTGGTATATGTGAGTGTCATGGCTCACTGCCCCTGTTTGAGTCAAACGATGGGTTACCTTTTGTACTTGCCACGCGAATAAAGGAACGAAGCACTTATAATCTGTAGCGGTTTGCTCGCCGTTCCGATGAATCGCAGCTTCAAGAGCTTAAACTTGGCCGGATAGCCCCACAGACGGGGGTCATCCGCGCGTCTGCCACCACCCATTGGACCGTCATTGTACCCAGCGCCGAGTGTGCCACCGCCAGTAAACGGCACAGATAATGCAGGACCGAATCTCACAACGCCATTATCGTCCTTATACATTCCATCCACGTATGCTTCCGCAGTAAACTCCGCAGAGCCCACTGTTCCCACGCTGATGAAGCGCAAATGCTTCGACTTCATTGGGTCTTTGCCACTCAGCCATGGCAATTCCATCTCGAATGTAATCGGTATGCCGGTATATAACAGCCACCAAGTTGGATTGGCTGCGATATCGTTCGCAATGCTTGTCGTTCCACTTGTATGGGGAACTTGACACGTGTACGTCACATTACCGACCGTATCGCGGATAAGCTGTCCTACAGTAAAAGCTGTGCTAACAGTCCAATTCGCATCGCGGTCGTTCATAAGGTCGGCGTTGTAATTCTCCCCGACGAATACAGGATTACCGTGCTGATAAATCCTCGTGCCGAACGCATAGAATATACGTCCCAAAAATGAAGCACATGCGCATGTCCACAACTTCGGAAAGTTGTATTCGGACCACGAGCTATAATGCAGATTCTCGCTACCTGTATGCACAAACGCACGTCCCGATGGATTGAACAAGATGGTATCGTGCCAAAGCGGATCGTGAACCATGAAGCAGTTGTTCTGTTGTTGTAGGTCAGTCAAATTGCCTGTTATGTTGCGATAAAACGGCTCGATGCGATCGCTTACATGGTCGCTAGTGATCGCACCGCTGAACAGATTGCGCTTGGCGTCACTAAATCCATCGAGTCCAGAGAATATCAAATCATGCTCGACTGGCGTAACGCATCGATGTCCCAGCAGGCCGAATTTGGGCATTGTGTCGGGAAATTGAGGCTTGTGGATGCCATTGCTATCGTAGTTGCCAAGCTGCACGAGTAGCGACTGGCCTTGGAAGAACACGATAAGGTAACTGCGAAAGCCTGCTAGGCCACGAATAGCTACCGCACCCTCTGGAGAATAGGCACCAACGTCGATGGAGATACTATCATTGGGAGCAGCATCACCTGGAAAGACGCCAGAAGTGCCAACCGCCGATATGTAAATGGTCGTTGGTAAGTTTACAATGCCGGCAATACAATGGTAGTTCTGCGCAACGCATCCGTACTTGCCTATTGGCGTGTTTACGTTGCTACCCACTGCCAAGTCCTGCAAGTAGTCGAACTTGTAGTTCTTGTCTATAACAATCGGCTTATCTGTCCCATTGTGAATAATCAGTGTATCCTTGAACGGCACAAAGCTCACCGCGACGTAGGCGCTGCCCCATCCGGCTGGATTCCCTGGAAGCGCACCAGCAATCGTGCTGTTCCAGCCAGCAGCAACAACACCTGTAGGCGTCACTGTCGCTATCTGGCCAGAGTTCATGACAACAACTATGCGGCCATTGAAATAGAACATATCCATGACAGTGCCGGTTACGACACTCTTCACATCCGCGAACCAATTGCTACCGAAGCGCACCTGCTGACCACCTGATGGCGTGCGTCGGAAGTTCTTCAACGTCATAGAGTATTTCGGCTCCATGGTGAAATCGTCATCCACAGAGTTCAATCCGCCACCAAAGCCCCTGAGTGACAGACTCAGAAGCTCCGATTTCGGTGTCTTGCCCGAAAAGCTCTTAGGAAACAGCAATCCCATGCGTCACCTGTCTGAGTCAAACACCAGTGCCGACAAGCCATTCGTTTGGAATACCGGATCGACCGCCAGAGCCAAAAGATATCTCGTGCGATGCAAATTGTGCCAGAATGTCTTTGTAGCGCATTTCCATCATATTCTTTGCCATGTCCGCAGCGGCGGCATTCAGATCATCCGTGGATAGCGTCGCCCATGCCGTCCCATACACAAGCATATCGCGATCCATGTAAAACGTATCCTGCCAGTCCCAGGCATCGTTCTGCACAGGATAGAACTTCGCGAACACATTGATTTTGCCTGTGGAGGTCTTCGGCATCACGAAAATGCGCTTCGTTGCATACAAAGGATTTAGCACGTTTAGAGCATTCCAGTACAACGGCCCCGATCCTGACGACATATCAGGCTGAAACGGACTAATGCCACGCGGCGCAAGGGTCAGGTTCGTAAACGAGCCATCCCTACGCACCGCAATAATGTCTTCAAAGTCTTGCACATTCACTAACTCATCAGTTGTCACCGTCCCTGTAACTCCATCGAGCGTCAATTGCAACCAGTCACAATAGTTGCGCCAGTTGTATTTCTTGAACAGCATGTTGAACGCACGAATCGCATCAGCGAACATGCGATCGTCCGAATACATCTGCACGCCTGGACCGGAAACCTCTCCGATCAATTCCTGAGCGTCATCAACTATGTGCCGAATGGTCGCAGACATTATTTCATCTCCTCGATTCTCTGACGTACCTTCACACAAGGATCAACAACGCCTACGAACTTGCCATCGACGGTAAATATGAGACAGTGCAACTCCCTCGATACATGATCGGTGCCACGCGGAGAGCGGATCGAGGCCACTTCTGTCGGATTGACTGCTACATACTGACCAGATGGGCCTGTAAATAGCAGCATTTCGATCACCGTGGCCTCGTTTGAGTCACACAGGCTAACTGGTGAACTGTTGGATACCAAGAAATCCACCGTTGCCAGCAACGTTCACGCTATTGTCACCGAACATATCCACGTCGATTCTGGATACGCCGTCCAGCGTCATAAGCGGTTGATACGTCCCACGTGGATCACCAGAGACGTTCGTGGCAGGGTCGGTCAGATCGGGCAGCGTGAATACCGCTGGGATCGTGATCGACGATTGCGGAACCAAGACGCCGGCCTCGTGTGCAAACGCAATCACGCCCTTATACGGTAGTCCGAGTCCGTTACCGGTGCCGATCGATATGGTGATCGCATTCGTAGACGGCGTAACGGTCCTCACCGAGATGACACGATAGAATGCCTTCTTGCCTGCGATCGCCGTTGCGCCACCGGACGCGCCTGTAATCCTCTCGACCATAGGCTGACCGATATAGTCCTGCCCAACGACTTCGAGAATGTTGGCATTGCCGGGAGCGGCCGACGGCGTAACGGTAATCGTGCGACCGTAAGTCGAGTCCGCAACACCAACGACAGATAACGCAGCAACGCTACCGGCCACACCGTTCGCCGCCATACCGACCGCAAACTTCGTCGGATTGGCAAGTCCGGGTGTGCCAAGCGAGAAGTTCTGCGGTTCGAGATCGATCATGTCAGACGAATACTGCATCGCCTTGACATAATTGTTGATACCCTGCTGACTGAATCTCCTATCTCTCGCGGTCATGCTACCTCCTTGTCTGCGACCTGTTCTGGCATCAACTGCGGGCCAGTCTTCGCACAGGCCATCTGAATGACCATGGTTTCCATGTCGATCATGGCACCGGCACGTGCATCGGCGTCCTGTGCCATCATTACCCGACCCAATGGACTATTCGGATCGGAGAGCCCTTCGAGATTGATAATCCGAGGCTTCATGTGGAGGTTGTAATGCTGCAGAAGCTGTCTCGTCGGAATGCGAACGACATGCCCACGAGGAAAGTACACCATGTACCCTGCCGCTTCCTCGACCATCTCCTTCTTCCACTCGAACTGGTCACGCTGCTTTGCGTTACCCTTCCGAGCGAGCACGAGGCGACATTTCTCGCGCTTGACGGTTCCTTGCAACTCACGCACGACGTATGCCAATCGCGCGCCTATCATATTTGCCGTGAGCATGTCGAGCCTCCTGCGCTAGACCTTGGGCGACTTGGGCGGCTTGGGTTGCGTTGTTTGAGACGATGGCGTTGGGACCGGACTATCTGGCGTTACAATGCCAACCGTAACCCAGCCCTTCTCGGCAGTCCAGCCGGTCTTCCACTCAATCACCGCATCGTCCTCCGGCGGATCGACCGGGGGCTGATCCGGAGGGATGAATATGGGATGCGCCGGATGACCCGGAGACGGCCAAATGCCAGGGGGAGGCTGCGGCAGGCCCTGATCGGGACGACCCGGTGAAGGCCAGATGCCGGGAGGCTGACCACCGGGTGCGATGGGATGCGTTGGGAAACCCGGTCCCTGCGACGGACCACCGCCGGGCGCAATGGGATGCGAAGGAAACCCAGGCGAACCTCCGGGTGCAATCGGATGGGACGGCTGCGCGCCGGAGTCAACAATCGTAATGTAGGCAAGAAAGGTATTCATGCTGCTTCTCCTGTTTGAGTCAAACGGAATGCTTGACTCGCGGCTCAGTTGGTAAGAAAGGCGTGCGTCCTGTAGTTACGCCATGTGCAAAGCTGTCCTTCCCACACGACGCGCCGGCCGGTTGCATCCATTGACCACGGAGCGACTAGTTGCTTGATCTTCATGTTGACGCCACGCAGCACGTGCAGCGTCATATATCCGTCGTTGACGAAATACGCCTGATTAGCATTGAGTTTCTCGTCAAACAGTAATGGAATACCGTTGTGCGTGGTTCCGACAATCCCCAGATTGACAAGTTTTTTGCCAGTTCCGGTAGCGTCGAGATCGATATGCTGCTTGTCCCGTGCGGCACCCTTGTGCATCCGGTAGATATTGCGTCCTGCAAAGATGACAGTAGGCTGCGGAGAGCTTTGGCCGTCGGTTGACCGATTGAGGTCAAGTTCTGTGATATCATCGAACGCCTCCTCGATGTTCTCCGGCGTCAGCGTGCCTGTGAAGTCGTAGGACGATGTGCGCCACTGGCTCTCGCTCGCCATGCTGATACCGCCGACCGACCCACTGGTAGGATCGACCGGAATGAGATTGCCAAGACCATTCGGGTCGGTTCCAGCGCCGACACTCGTATGGTACGTGGCGAACTGCCGTGAGATCGATTCATCAAGGGCCATGATCTTGCCCTTGATGATCTTGAAGATCGCCGCCCGACCTTGGTTTTCGTCCTCTTCCTGATCGGAGATAATCAGCGATCCGACGACTCGTGACATGAAGTGATTGACTGTCACAAATTCGTTCGTCTGGTTCACCGGCACAGTGTCGTAATACTGCATCGATGTCACATTCGGATTGAGGCCGGTAATCAGCGGATTGCTAATCTGCGGACCACCATCCTCGACCACCACACGCTTTTTCGCATGTAGGTACGCACTGACGGTACCTGAGATCGCAGAAGCCATAATGAGCTTGGCGCGACTGCGAGTCAGCATCGCATTGACAACTGTGTCAAGAGTAGCCATCGATCAAACTCCGTGGTTTGACTCAAACACCCAGGGAATCCAATGTCTCCTTGAGTATTGCGTCGTACGATTGCCCTATAGGCGCCATGCCGTTCGCCTGTACGAACTGTGGCTGTCCACGCCCGGTTGGTAGATTTCGTCTCGCCTGTCTCACCTGCCCATTACCATTGCCGGTCATGCGCATGTGGTTCAACTGTATTCTGGCCCACACTTCGCTCATGCTCATATGCTGAAACTGTGGTTGACTGAGCACTGCGTGAAAGATGGGTATGTACTCCCGCGCTGCGGGGTTCGCGATGAAGAAGCCGTTAACCTCACGCTCTGTTTCCTGATACACACGCTGGGCCGTTTCTTGCTGCGCAGCTTGATACTGCTCGGCCTGCATCCGTTGTTGCAGTGGGGTCAGCGCCCCTCTGATCTCGTTCTGAACCATACCCATCAGGGCCTGCGAGTCCACACCGCCGGGCGCAATGCCAATCCGCGTCACGTCCACGCCGGCGGCCGCAGCCATCGTCAACAGCTTTTTGAGCGTCGCCACTGGATCGCGCTTCGCCTCGGCCGCAAGCTGCATTGCCTGAATCGATTCGCCATCGTTCAAACCGAGACGCGCGGCTGCCGTATTCCGGTCATTGAGTTGCGCCGTGAGCCCCTCGATACGCTGGTGGAACTGCTGCCCTAGCTCAATCGCCCGTGTTAGACGCGATGACAAGTCCTGCGATCGCGCCTGCTCCGTTGCTAGCTCTCGCCGACTGCGCTGCGTCTCTTGATACATACGGGCCTCGAAGCCCGCCTTGGCAACGACCTTGCCATCGGCACCGACAAGGTTCCCGCGCTGGTCGGCCTGAACCTCGGCACCACGAGGCAGCGGCCTTTGCTGCTGTTGCCCAGGTTGCTGACGCTGCGGAGCCCTCGCCTCTTCGCGTCCCTGCTCTCCGTGTGACTCAAACGACTGACCTTCGTCACCGCCGGATTCATACGACTCCGACTCTCCTCCCTCTTCTCCACCGATATCCGACTCGTCCATACCAAGGTTGTCCAGCACCATATCCATGGCGCTCTCTGAACCACCGTCCAGGTTCCTGTCTTCTGACATAGTACGCTCCTATTGCATTGGTGTCATTTTGGCTAACGGCGACTTCTTGGGTAGAACGGGCGCAGACGCACCACCACCACCACCACCGGAGCCATTACCGGGTGGAGGCTGTGGCGCGCCTGGAGGCCCTCCCTGCGCAGCGTGCAGAGCCGCTACATGCTGCAACAGGTAGCTCATAATCATCTGTGGGCTGGCCCCTGAGTTCTTCATCTGTAGCACTTGCTGCTTAACCTGCATCGGGATATTAGAAAGCAACTGCTCGATGTTCGCTCCAGGCTGCACACCCGGTCCCTGTGTCGGCGATGGCGTTGGCGCACCCGGCGTCCCAGGGTCTGCGCCACCCGGAGGCTGATCCGGTGCCTGCCCAGGCTGATTGCCGCCCGGTTGCGTACCCGTAGCCGATCCCGTACCCTGCCCGGTCTTCGCACTGATCTCGGCATCGATCGCAGCCCAATCCTCTGGCTGGATGACAACCTCGGTGAATGCCTGTTCGAGCACCTTGAGCATCACTTTCAGCGTCGCGCCCGGTGCAGCCTGCGCAAATTGCCCAACGGCCTGCGCAATCTGAATAGCCTCCTTTTTCTTGAATATGCTATTCGGCTTCTCCATACTGCCAGCGACGATTTCCATATTGTACGTGCTATTGAGCATCGCGACACTCATAGGCTTAAAGAACTGCCCAAGCGCCGGCCCAATCAAACCGATCACGTCGTCCACGGTCATATACTGCACACACAATTCGGCAAGCGAAATGGCAATATCCGCAACCGCATCCTCCACAACGTCAACCTTGGCTCCGACCGAGAGCTTCATCGATTCCTGATATGTATTAACAGCGTCCTCATTTGTGTTAGTCTTGAACTGCACTCCTCGCAGCGCATCGCTGGTATTGGTGATTCGGTTGATTGCATCCAACAAGTCTTGCTTATTAAACAGTTCCTTGTACTGATCCATTCGTGGGTAAAGTGACTCAAACACATCTTGAATCTTGCCCTCGCCGGCCTTGACGCCACAGACATGCTTCTGGTCACTCCCGACGTTCTCGCCACGGATGCCGTTTAGCATCTTCTCGATCTGATCGCTGTCCGTCTTGTCAGCGTTGTAGAAGAAATAATCGAACACGGACGTACGCATACGTCGTAATTTGCGATTGATGACGTTAATTTCATCCTGCTGGTCTAGATAATACGACGACTCGCCCACGGCCACAGTGCCGCCGGTGCTCATTGTATAGCCTACAATGTAATATGGATAGAACCGACTGATATTCAGTGGGTCGTCCCATACCCATAACGGCCACGTCCAATCATCTCTGTGGAACAGCATGACTCGTCGCGTCAGCTTGTCCCAAATCATGTAACACTCAGTCGTATACATATTCAGATAGGCTGTACGCTCGTCATCCGTGTGGTGCGTACTGTCGATACCGGCTTCCATCGCCTGTTGCACGAATCCCAAGCCGTCGTCGCGCTTCCCATCCGACGTATCGAACGAAGCCTTATGCGTAGGCTTGTAGATCAGCACACGATTTCCGCCTTTGAGATCGTTTGACTCAGACGGCGAGTCGGGATCAGGTATAGTGAACCGCTGCGTGAGCATCGCCGTCGGCAAAAACACGCGCTCGGCCTGCCAATCCGCATCTGTGCCATCTTGCAATTCGGCATACGGATCGATAATCAGATTATGAGGCAGCACGTTATTCAGGCTGGGACCGCTTGGTTTCATCACTTCCATATTCATCTCCAAGGCTTCCATCTGCCCATAGAGATTCGATACCTCCTCTTGCGTCTTTGCGACAGCCAATTGCTGCGTAATTTGCGTCAATTGCTGTACTGCAACCTCTCGCGAGTCGTCTTTTCTGGTGTAATCCAGCTTCAAAACACCAAAATTGGTCAACAAACCGACACCAACACACTTCTTAATCTTCAATTTTGCCCGCAGCGTCGTCCTGAACAACGTATTTATCAGCTTCTCCAACGCCTTGCAGAAGTCCTGATCTGTGCTGTCCGACGTACTGACTGTAATGTCGGGGTTCTTGCTGTAAACCGCCGGTAGCATCACGTTCAGATTCGAGAACACCACATTTTCCGTAACATCGCCGCGCTTAAACACGCCACGGGATGACTCGATCGGACGGCCTTGGCTGTTGTTGTAATACCGAAATACCTCATCCCAGGCAATCGTAACCTGCTCGTACGCCTTGATTGCCGCATTGATTCTGCGCTGCCACAGCTTGCCCACCGACGAACTGATCGCAATACGGCTACCCTCGTAGATGCGATATACCGGCTCCGGCTCATTGCCGGGCTTCGATGGCGTTGGTGCATCTTCACCAACATCATCAACATCAGTCTCGTCGGCGCCATATACGTCTGTCATCGGTCTGACTCACATAGCTAGAGTACCTTGGGTGGGGCGCTTGACAGCAGGACTGCAAGCGCCCCCGCTCATCAATCAGGCGTATAGTGATGGATGGTCACCTACACGACAGAGAGTGACGAGCGTTTCCGACGGAGCCTGTTGAGCCCAAGCATCCCGAATAGAGCAGTAATCATGCCGGGCAGACCAGCGCCCAATATGGGACCAGGAACTGCACTGATATCAATACCGCCATTGAATTGGCCGGAGCCAACTGAATTGATGGTATATCGAACCTCGGCGCTGAACGGGTTAGTCTCCAATGCGAAGCTAGTGACATCGGCCGAAGCCGAGTTTGTCGTAACCACTGGGGTCGCCGCCAGCAACACGCCATTGATGAACGTCTGCTCCATTACGTTCCATCCGGTAGTGAGGCCGGTAACAGAGAACTCGCTTAAGAACGACTGGAGCGTTCCGGTGCCAGTGAGCCCCGCCGCGGTAACATCGAGGATCAGTTGATGATTACCGACAGCATTCGCCGCGATGTCCAGTGTGTTGGTGTTCAACTCAGCAGGCACGGCAAGCGCACTAGCCGAATTGATCGTCAGCGAATTGAGTAGGAAGGCAGCACCAAAATCGATGTTGCTGATGTCGAGAGTCGGCAAGCCACCACTGTTGATCGTGTCAACCAGAACACCATCAGCCGTAGCATTGAGTGTGATGTTGTCAGCCCTTGCAGACGCCATTCCTAGTCCGACGCCAAGCACAGCGACGGTAGCCAGTAGCAGTTGCCTCATTGCAGTCTCTCCTGTTGTGACGGTACCGCCGCCCCGGTTTGACTCACACAGTCAGTACACTTTGTGATCTTCGACTTCATGCCAATACGACCACTTGGGTGGCATCGCGTGCTCTGGCACAACAATCTTGCTCACTTCCGGCAGATACGAAAGCATATACTTTAGCGCATTCATCGCATGGTCATTCGCATCCGTGGGCTCGTCAATACGCTGACCCATTGTATTCTGTTTCCAGTAATACGCCGTCATTTCGTCGCCAATGAATGCCAAATCGTCTGCGAAATACAGCAGCGGGCTCGGATCTTCCTTCGTGATTATATGTGGAACGCCCTTCTTTCCAGCCAAATAAGAATTAACCTTCGCAATGCCTGTGACAATATCGTTGCTCGACGGGCGCATATAAATCCTGTCATCCTGATACAGCTTCGCAATTGTCGCTCCCGTCTCTCGCATCCCAGCAACAACAACTTTCTTGAATATCGCAGGATCGGCATGAATCCGATTGTTGAACATCAGCAATCCAGCATACTTTGCTCGTATATCTCTGATCGCTTGCGGCTGGAGATTGTAAGGGAAGTCGCTCTGGTAATACCCATCCAGTATAATGACTCTCCCACGGTCGTCCACGAAACCCATCAAATAACAACTCGGTGACACTATACCAAAATCATAAGACTCAATTGCCTGAATCTGAACGTGGCGAAGTAGACACTCCGCAAGATAATTCTCGGCCTCCTCACGCGATATGGTGTGGACCGACGGGTCGTAATCAGGATGGACCAAGCCCTCGAAGGCAACCCATTTTCCGAGCAGGAAACGGTCGCGCATCTGGCCTTTGTAAGTTGATTCGAGCCCAACAATGTAATCATGTGATAAGTTATGCTTATTCGCATAAGTATCACTCTCAAACAACTCAATAATAGGCATACCCGTATCGGTATCAACAAGCAACTTCTCCACACGCTGGCCAGTCTTCAACCACAACAAATATGGCTGTATGAGTTCCTTGTAGAACCAATTGTGTGATGGGTTTGCCGTAAGCATAAGCCAACGCGGGCCTGTGGCGGGCATGGACATATCTTCGTCGTCCGCCTGATAAGGCGTGTCGCCTCGAAGACGACCAAGGAGATCAAAGAAATCTTTGTGTATGATACCTGGGTCCTCGATCTGATCGACCCCGACCCAATCATACGTTGCGGATAGAAGATTACTCGTCGAACTCCCATCATTGCGAGCCCTCCCGCGCTGCGATATGTACCGGAAATTGACAACCGAGCCATTCTTCATGTAGCACGTGTTGTCATCAATCGTGGGCTTTTTCAGTATCCAATCGATCGGACACCACTTGAAGAACACCTTGCGCAGTGTGTCATTCAGCTTCGGGTACGTCTCTCGCGCTAGCAATCCATTGCAGCCTGGATAATCCTTGACCAGCTTCAATGCCTTGACCGCTAGCGCCGTCGTCTTACCGTTCGCAAACGCACCACCGAATACCTGTATCTTCGCCCGGCTATGGTAGAAGCCGGACTGCACAGAACCTTCGATGAGCTTGTAATTCGGCATGTGTGTGACTCAAACGGCTATTTGTCGCATCTCGCGAGCGGTGGAGGGGTAGGATTGAACACCTGCGGAGGATCGTAACACTTCTTCATGTCGTCCAAAGTCAAGTGCATCCTATCGTCGAAATGCTCCGTCTTGTTCGATGACAGCACCAAGTCCTTCGGGCCGACAGACCGGCCCTCTGTCATTGTCTCACCGCCTGCTTTTGCCAGTGCCCGGTGGTCATGTCAGTCGCTTGATACGTGTCGCCCGTGTCCAGGGCAAGGACAGGCTCACCGGGATAAAGCGGCGTCGTCGTTGCGATCGTCGCCGCGGTCGCTATGAAACGGTTGATCTTCGAATACGGCGTATCGACAGCCGGACCAGCGTTCGTTCCCGCCTTGTTCACTACCCAAGCCATGAAATCCTCCTAATTGTCCAGCGTTATGCCGTTTACTGCAACCTCCGCACCGTCGTCACTCTTCACAATCGTGATACGCAACTCGTTCTGCTGACCCTTGCCCTCAGCCAAATCCTTCGGCCGAACGCCTGCACGATCCAGCAAATCGATACTCGCCTTGAGTACGTTGTTTTCCTTCTGCCCGTTCATCGCGATGTTATGCACGTTGTCCAGTGCGTCATCAGCATACGCCGCGATCCTCGAAATGAGACGCTTCGACTTCGCGTTGACAAACTCAGACGCGACAATCTCGAACGTCTCACCATACCCAGGATGCGTACGCACACTCCGAACATCGCTCGGCGTGATCTCCAATAGCTCGGCAATGTCGCGATCCGGCAGGCCGAGAATCGTAAACGTGAACACCAACGCAATGCCACGCATGGCTTTCGTCGAAGCTGGCAACTCGGGAATCGATCGTTTACGCAACGGTCGATACTCACTACTCGACTTTACGTGACTCTTAGCAGGATCGTTGAACAGCACTTCTGGAGGAATGACTTTGCCGTCCACCGTCACGTAAGGATCGCCCCAAGCCGCCAGCTTCGAGCGCTTCACGACAGCTTTGTGTCCGTTTGCCGCCGCTTTAGCCATCGTAACCCCTCCCTGTTTGACTCAGACTAACGAGTGCCGAGCGGATTGCCATCCTTGTTCGGTACCGGATTACTACCGAATGTCGTACGCGAGGACCACGCGAGCACATCATTCTTGTACTCAGCCACATCCGCAGCCGTCGTTGCCCGGTTAATCAATACCGTCTGCGTAATGGCACGCTTACCACCCAACTCAACGTTCGCCTCAACCTGCGGAAACGTCTGCGTCGCTACCGCACCAGGAGCCGCACCGGCCGTCACGATCATAATCCTACGCAGGTACAGCATGGACTTCTGACCCAACTCTCTGGCAGCATACGAACGCCTACCATCCTTACCACTGACACTCAGCAACTGCGAAAGTCCGGCCGAGTCACCGAACAATCCGCCCTTCACATTCCCAACAGCCGTATTCGAAGCCATGAAATCCTCCTACCTGCTGGACAAAACACGATTGGGGACAACGCCATTGGCTGTCCCTTGCATTATACGCAAGTCCAACGCGGGCTCTGATCTGCCTACGTTGGGTGGAACTGTCGCAGCTTTCGTCGTATTCACACTCAACTGCAACGCGATATCCGCAGAATTCTTCTTGTGGATCGCGTCACCTTCCGCGGTGCTTTGAGCCACGCCGATGCCCTCCTTCGTTCTCCGGCTCGACTTCATCCGGCTCCGGTTCCGGCCCCGGCGCATCATTCGGATACGCTTCCGAGCCGCCTACAGTCTGCGGCGTCGGCTGCTGCGACTGCTGCTGCGCCTGCGCCTCCATCTCCGCTGCCGTCGCTGCGGCCGCTCGCTTCATCGTAGCCTCGTTGATCGCTGCCTGCTCCTCGTTGTACTTGCGAACCTGGTCGTCACGAGCCAGATCGTAAGCCCTTCGATCCGGTGTCGGGCCTGGATGCGGATCTGGAACCACTACCCCAGGCGGCAACGACTGATTCGGAGGCCCTTCTTCACCCTCACGAGGCTGCTCATTCTGCTCGTTCGTCATGTTCCGCTCCCTTGGTTTGAGTCAAACAGCAACAAAAAGAGGAGGCCGAGCAACCGCTGCAACGTACATGGCCACACGTACTCGGCACCCGGCCTCCAAGCTGAATGGGTCCTCGTCGTGCGGATGGGAGGAAGAATCACCGCAAAAGTCCATTCAACACACGTATTATGGCACAAAAATTGCATGTTGTCAAGCACTATTTTTCGCGGTGATAGCAACCTGATATCAAATCACTATCAATTTATGGTGCTGTTTGAGTCAAACGATGGACAATGTGGGGGGATAGTGTGGAGGACCGGATGTACTATATGGCTCATGGTGTATGTGTGCCGCTGCGCGGCCCCCACACCCCATTCGCCGACCGCCGCCGCCGCACAAACCGGACCGCTGACCTGGGGGGTGCTTCGCAAAGACAACTAAGTGTACCACATTCACGCACCTTGTCAAGCATTATTTTCACATTTACCTGCGACATATTGTCGCACCCTACACCCCACGCGCACACCCCACACGTGCCATCAGCGCGTAAGCGCGTGACTTGGCGGTTCACTTTTTGTTCTTCATTTTCGAGCCGTGAATGCGCCTTTGGCGAATGCCTCCATCCTCCCTCCGGGCTAGGGGTTAGAACACTCCTCGCCGCAGGCACGGACTGTTCTAACCCATGGCCATTTCACGCTCCACATACCCTGTTTGACTCACACACGACCCCAGTGGCGGTATCACAACACCACAAATTGCACGATGTCCGGTTCCGCCGTCGTCCTACCTCCCCCCCATCCCCCCCTCAATGTCAATGCGACATGTTGACGCAGTTTGGAAAACGGGGCGGAGGGTCGAGGGTCTAGCAACAACCAATCAACAACCAATCAACAACCAATCAACAACCAACAATTCAGAATGCAAGAAACCCCCGTAGAATGGGCACAAGTTGGTAGTGTGCGATTTGTTTGATTGATGTTTGATTGGAGATTGGTTGTTGGAGCCTCCCTTTGAAAGTGATTTTGCGGCGGGCAAATGTGCATTTTGGGGTCCGTGCCGGCGGGGCGCGTCGATTGTGGCATGTGTGAGTCAAACGTGTGGTTTGATAGATCGGCATTTGTTGGTTGTTGGTTGATTGTTGGTTGATTGTTGATGAAGTAGGTAGATGGGCGAAATGTCGGTTGCTTGGGAACATTCCGTGCCTTGCGGCGAGGTATGTTCCCAGCCCGGATGAATGATGGGACGCACGCCGCGTGATCGATGGGGGCGATAGGCGATAAGCGATAGGTCGATAGGCGAGGGCGATGGGCGATAGGCTCTAGAATGCGCTAGGAAGGCCGCTGGCGCGCTTTCGTGGGTCGGCCGCTAGGGTGGTAGCCTGTTTGACTCAAACGCACGTGCGGCCATTTGTGGGCTTCCTAGAGGCTATTGCGGCAGGATGGACGCACATTGAAAAAATCGGTTGACCGACATGGGGAAGTCGCTATGTTGGCGATATCGAATCGATAGGGAGGTTGATTGCTGATGGATTGCTGATGGGTCGCGGGGCCGCTTAGTCCCTCGCACGCGGGTCTTGCCAATGCCACCCGCTCGAAGCCGGAACCGAGAACCGGCAGGCAACCATAGTGGCGCCCAACGTTCCATTCGGGACGCCTGTTAGGGTAGTGTTACGCGTGATGGCGGACATGAGAGTAGCAGGCGCGGTGAACGTGACTTAGCTCGAACCATCAGGGTAGGCAAAAGCTTGCGCGTTAGTGCGGCGCGCTAGTGAGTAGCCTGTAAGTCCTGGAACGGCATTGTTGTTAGCTGGAGGTTGTAGGGAAAATGAGAACGGCTCATTCGGGCTTAATTGCTCGCAATGGCCATGCAAAAGACAATCAATGGAGTGCAGAACTATGACAGATAGAGAAAAGGCAAAGGTGGCGCTTGCCGCAATTGCGGATATTGTTGTCGAGACGTTAGAAGAGGCACGACATACGGCGCTTGGCGGAATACCCGCTGGGCATTTGTACGCAATGCTTATGGGTGTCATGTCACTATCGACGTTTCAGGCGATCATGAACGGCTTAGTTGTCTCTGGTAAGGTGACCAAAGACGGGCTGGTCTATCGTGTTGGCGACGCCATTTGCGGGCGTCGCAAAGACGGAACTAATCCGCGCGCTATGGGAACCAATCCGCGCGCTGTGGGGACTAATCCCAGAGCGGACGGAGACAGGTAGATGGAAAACTGTTGGTTTGCGCCGCAGTACTGCGATATCGGTACCTATAGCAACTTTCCACTTGTGGTGATCGCGGTGCTGATCTGTTTCGCAATGCTATGTGTTGGAACTGACTAAAACTTAACCTTGCATGGTCATCGCGGGCAATTAGGCCCCTCGACACAATCAAGTGTCGGGACAATGGAGTGCTAAAATGTTGCAAGTGCGAAAAGTGGTGCTTCCCGTCGTGTATCTGGCGGCTACTGTTGCCAGCGTTTACTTCCCGCCTTCCGTTTTTGCGCAGACTGTCCCAGTCATCCCGGGAGTGCAGGCCGCGCAAGAGGGAGCCGCGAATAACCCGCCAACGTGGCAGGCTATGTGCGGCTATAAGTGGCGTCAGTATCGTCAGGCTACGGGTGCGAGCGGTCGCGATGCTTACGTTGCGTTCCAACGCACGCCGTCGAAGGATGGCGGTTGTGGTGCGGACGAAACGACGGCCACGCGCAAGCCGACGGCCAAGCCGAACGATGACCGCATCAAGGCGTACATCGATCAGCTTGGCACAAAGGTTCCGGGCGTGCCGGAGCCCCAGGCGTCCCCGGACGTGCATGGCGAACTGCCGCAGACGTGGCAGGATGCGCGGCGCGGCGGCGGGCGTCACGGCTAAACGGTGATGGCTTCCCTCGCCAAAGGGAAAGCCGGTGCGATAGACCGGAGCGGCGTGCGGTATGCACGCCGCTCTAGCCTGTTGCATGTGTGGCAGGGTGCGACAATATGTCGCAGTTGACAAAACTGTGACAGTGTGGCATAATGGTAACAGCTAGCATTTCGCTAGCAATCTGGAGGAATAAGACATGGCGATTAAGTTCCGTTTGAGTCAAACAGTGAGTAAACCGGCCCTTGTCGCGGGTCGGAAGGCGGTTCCCGCAAGGGCTCCGGCTGCGGTGGTCAAGGCTCCGCCGAAGGGTAGGGCTGAGACTGCGGCGGAGAAGGCCGCAAACGAGACTACCGGCGGTCTGGTGCCGATTAAGAAGTCGGCCTTGTCGCTGGACGTTGGTCCTCGCGTCATCCACGCGCTCTTTGCTAACTCGGAGCGTTTGGACGCGATCACCGAGGAGATGCACATACTCAAAAAGAGTTATGCGCAGTTGTCGGAACTAACCGCTGCCATTACCAAGGCGGCGAAGGCCGATACCTCTATCGACCTTACTTCCGCGTTCTCTGGGGAGGTTAAGCAGATCGCCAAGTTGAATAACCAGCTTGGCATTGCGCTTGGCTTCCGCGTGGTGCGGAAGGGTGAGCCTGACAAGAGCGGCGTTGCCTATGACGCCGTGGTGACCAGTGAGAGCGTCGCTGATTGCTTCCCCATGCCTGGGGAGGACAAGAAGCTGCCCGCGATCCGGCGGAAAGAAACCTTCCGCAGCAACTTCATGACACAACTTAAGAAGTGTGCCATGGCCGCGCACGCGATCATCGAGAACGATATCGATGCGCGGTTCGACACCAAGGCTGGCACGTTGCTGATCTCAGGACCGGCCGTTCGTAAGCATTTCGGGCAAGAGCGAGTTTTGCTCGATGAGCGGAAAACGGTCGGGAGTGGCGACGCCAAGGTGGAGTTGAGCGAGAAGCCCAGCTTCACGGCGCTTGCCAATATCGGCGCGGCGTCGCAAGGTGTCGCGCCAGCGGTGGCTGGCTCCGGTGGAGCGCAGCACCGTGGCAACAACCCAGGAACCGTTGGCGGTACGCAAGCCGTCGCGGCAACGAAAGCTGCCGAGGTTACGGGCAAGGAGAGCATCGACGCGGCGATCCTGACTATCTGCAAGGCGCTGCGGACGACGCTGGAAAAGGCCAAGGAACTGAGCAAGAACGCCATTGCGGCTCTTGAAGAGACAAAGAACGCAATTGACGTGCGGCTCACGAACTGATACAGAAAAGGCCCGGTGCGGTTTAGGAGCCGCACCGGGGCTGTTTGACTCACACACAATGGAGTGCAAAAAGATGAGCGTAGATGGTCTATCTAAGCTGGATTTGCAGTTTTGCATATCCGGCATGAAGCGGACAAAGCATTACAGACTGGCGCTTGCCGAGTACAATCTCCTGCTTTCTATCCTCGGCAATGTCGAAGGTGATGATATTGTCGCGTTGGCTCTGGTCGCTGGTTACAACACAATCGATGAGGCCCAAATGGGCAAGTAGCGTAGACCCAGGCGTGGAGCGAGCGCCTGGGTCTTTTTTTTGCCTTGCCGCACCAACTTGGTCAGGGTCACGAGGGCGAAGCAACTTGGTCAGGGTCACGACATGGACGCGAAATCGCAAGCTGGTCAGGGTCACGGGTGCGACAATTTGTCGCAGGCGACCCTATTGACAGTGTGCTATCATTATGATATAATTATCTGTTTTGCTGGTAATTTGGATGGTAGACGGCGAAAAACCTTGAGGCTGCGGACGGGAGCGGCCGCAGTTTGAGTCACACAGAGGTAAGAGGAGTGCAGAATATGGATAGAGCAAGGTACGAGATGCTGGCGCAAGTTGTCAACGTAATGACAAAGGCCCGCGCTGAACTTGAGAATGATAACTTGAAGCCATTACGCGAGCTTATCAGATCGAAGGGCTTCGAGATCAACAGTAGGGATTTCAGAAGGTGTGTAACTGTTGCGCGTGCTATTGTGTCCAATATGGCCACGCTGGTAATCCCGAGGCAGCACGTTAGCGACAGCATACACTAGAGGAGTGCAAAACATGGCCAAGAGCTTTAAGGAGAAGTTTGATATGAGCGTTGAGAATGAAGACCACATTCGGTATCTGGCTGGCGTCCATACGACGATGACGGCGCTGGAGTTGACGATCGACGAGTACGGATTGCCGAAGGTGATCGATATGCTGACGGACATATGCCACGGTAAGGCAAATCATGTCCGTGAGTACGGGGCCGATCCAGAGGCGGCGAAGCATTGGGATAGCATTGCAGAGCGGCTCTCGAAGATGGGCGGTAGTTTGACTCAAACCGAAGCGGAGTGCAGCGAATGAGCAATGAGTTTTCGGTGTATCAGTTCTTTCCGGATGGCCAGTACGAAAGGCTTGAGCGTATGGTGAGTGCCGAGAAGGCTATGGAAGTAGCAAAGAGCTACACAATGCCGACGAGGCCGGCGGTCAAGCTGGGCATTATCATGCGCGTCATCGTTACGGACGGTGCTGACCTTACGGTGTTCGATTGGAAGAACGGCGGGGGCGTAGTGTTCCCGCCAGACAAAGAGGAGTAACGAAAGTGCGTCACGAGCGAGAAGCGTTTATCCTCTGCCCTGTATGTGAGGGCAGAGGAACTACCGTTGATCCGGCAATAGATGCGCACGGACTGACGCGAGCAGACTTCGCAGAAGACCCGGAGTTTGAGCGTGACTACTTTGGCGGCATGTACGATATCGAGTGTCGGGCGTGCAAGGGTAAGCGTGTTGTGCCAAAGAGCTACCTGCGCGTGCTGGAGCGTCATGCCGAGGAGCGCGAGCAGGCAGCGCAAGAGAGCGGAGATTGGGAAGAGTATCGAGGCGCTAGGGACTGGCGATACGGGTAGTGTGTGAGTCAAATGCATCCTCGCGAAAGCGGGGACCAGATAGGAGTGCAAAACATGGTCATATATCCATACACAGAGAAGGCTGCTCGTGAGAAGCAGCGCACAGACCGCGAGAGTGCAGTGAACCTCGCGGGTATCCAATTCGAGATGCTGGCAAGGAACTATGAGCGGCGGCATAGCGTGTCGCACGACTTGTTCCACCGGATTGTGCAGTCGATGCTCAAGATCGGAGCGCATCTCAAGCTGACACAGGACCGCATGGAAAGCCTTGAGAAGAAACTGTTTGGGGCTGGCATGGGCGACGAGTTCACAGTGAATAGGGACGGAGATGGCAAGCGGATTTACATCGAGGGCCACTTCGATATGGAAAAGCTGCGAAAGGAACTGCTATGGTGAGAAGAACAGAATGCACATGCGGGTCGAAAGAGTATCCGACTGCGCAGTATGACGGTCATGGCATATTCATGACGTACACATGCTCGAAGTGCGAGGCTAAGAAGTTGGCGCAGTTTCGGCCGGACATATTCGAGAAGTACAAGACAGACGAGCCGATCGAGGAGGATGAACGATGACAGTTGTCGAGAACTGTCCAAAATGCGGCGGCACGCATTTTGGATCCTATACATGCCCAATTGTGAGGACGACCATGAAGCTAAGTGAGCTAAAGGCCGGAGATGTCCTGATCGCTGACGATGGATTTACGTGTTTGCGCGCAGGGCCACACACTGTCGAGGCTTCGGAAAACGGCCTGTTTATCAAATGCGATGTTGGTAGGCATTTCCTCACCGCGCAGGAAGATCGTGAGACTGGAGAACTTGTAGGGTTTTCGTTTGACTCACACAAGCCTGGACAGGAGCCGAAATGAATAAGTCATGGTCAAAGAAAGTATCGGCGGAGCCTGTGAAATGGTATAGCGTCACCGTAAGCCGTATCGGTGATCCTGATGGCCTGATGGTCATAGAGATTAAGGGCAGAGGCCAGCAAGACGCAGCAATGAAGCTGGCCGACGTGTTGCGTATCCAGGCGGTACACGTAATCGCGAACACATGGCAGGAGTTGTGACATGAAAAGCCAAAAGCCGATCTTGTGCGTGGACTTCGATGGCGTCATTCATGCGTACACGACGCCGTGGACAGATGCCAAAACGATAAGCGACGGCCCGGTGCCTGGGGCGTTGCGTTGGTTATGGACGGCCAGTTGTTACTTTACGGTGTATATCTATTCAAGCAGATCGAAAGAGCCGGAGGGGCGTGCGGCTATACACGATTGGTTGCTCAAGCATTTGTTGGAGGAGTTTCCGCCGGACGATGCAAGAGCGCACCACATTCCGGTGGTGCTGGCGCATGAGAAGCCGGCTGCGTTTCTCACAATCGATGATCGAGCGGTGTGCTTCGAGGGCAGTTGGAAGGCTCTCGATCCGGTAGAGTTGTTGCAGTTCAGGCCGTGGAATAAACGGGAGAGCGTGCCGCGCACCGACGAAATAGGCAAGCTGCAAGCAGGGGCGCCAAGCCTAATTGATGGCAAACGCTAACAACAGGAGGAAGTGAATGACTACGCGATCCAAGATGAAGGAAGGCGATGAAGGCGTACAGGCGGTACCGAGCACATTCCAAGGAATGATCGCCAAGGATATGGGCCTTGTGACAAACCAACTGCTCGGCAAGATCAAACAGGATACGGGCAGTGGTGCCAACGTGTCGCGTGTGTTGGCAGAGTTGTTCATGTGGAACTGGATCAGGAAGTTTGCCGATAGCAAGTACGAGAAGCTGCTTGTAGCGGCTAAGGAGGATGGCGTGCTCGGCGATCTGATAGGCCACGAGCCCGGCAGCTATGTTGCTGCGGAGAGTAGGCATTTCGTGGTGACAGTCAATATCAGCGAGCCGGTGCGCCGCTTCGATCCTGACGTGCTTGCAGGCTGGGCGCTGTCTGCGTACAAAATTCCGGTCATCGTGCTGAAAGAGCAGATCGACAAGGCAAAGACTCCTACGCAGTCGCAGGTACGTGTCACGATCACGGAGCGACAGTAGCCGTTTGAGTCAAACAGATAGCTGCGCCGGTTTTCATCCACACGGCGCGGCTAGGGAGGCTGGGCTTGATTTGCACTCCGGCCCAGCCTCCTTCCACCTTCAACCAAATGGGAGATCGAGATGACAGACATTGATGTAGCGGTGAACGGCAAGCTGGCAGATACGGTGCCGGACTGCGGAGCACTCAAGTTGAGTGACCAGTTGAATGCGAAGATCGACGAGGCGACTGTGCATATCGTCGGCGAGTTGGACCAGCTTAAGGAGGAGATCGAGCGTATCAAGTCCAAGCTGATAAAGGACACAGGGCTGGTCAAGGAGGCAGTTGCCACGCACTTTATGCTAGGTGCCGAGGCGATGGCGTTCCGGGCCAAGGTAGTGTCACGCTTGCAGGAGTTGGTAAAGTAATGCCGCTCATACTCCAGCCAACGTTCAGCGATAAGACACGCCAGCAGATCGAGGAGCATCTGCTGGTCGTAAGGGCGCGGCGCATGGCTGCGGTAGTGACGTACTATGCCGGCGTCAATGCAAAGAACATGCACTTGATTATGAAAGAGCAGCAACGGATTGCGCGCGAGTATGCGATGCTTGCGCGTGATCTCGCAAGGATGGACAAGCTGGATGCGGCGATCGAAGCACGGCTGGGAGTGATTGTGCAGCACCAGCAGGAGTTGGACATATACCGAGGCAACATAGTGGAGATCGAGGATGATCGAGAAGAGAGCAGACAGACAAGTACGAGTAGAGAAGGAACCGGGGAACGCCCAAGGCCCAAGCCCAACGGAGCAGTCAGAGTGGGTCGTCCACCCGGAGCGTGAGTTGCACAAAGAGCGCGAGCGGTTTCCGATAGAGATGCCGCAGCACAAGATGCTGGTCAAGTGTCGCGACGGGGATCAGGCGTGGACGATATATACGGAGTTCACGGACTACCGCCCTATGTGCCCAGAGTGTGGCAAGCTCATGGACGTTATCACCGAGCAGGAGGAATAGATGGCGCTGTCGTTCAACCAGTTCCAGAAGGAATTGCGCCAGATGAATGTCGATGGCAGGACCGCGTATTTCCTGACGATGATATACGAGCGCCTGATCGACACGGAGAACCAGTTGATGACGTGCGCGAGGCTATTGGAGAGTATGGCCGACTCCATGAAGGGCTTCGCGGAGTTGAACGAAGTGCAGCAACGGGAGATGCGAAAGGTGCTGCGCGGTGGTCGGCCTGATGGTATCGAAGTGGAGAGTGTAGCAATCAAACCGGAGGAAGACTAACATGAAGCTCGATGGAACCAACGTGCGGGATGCGGTCAGATCGTGTGTGCTCAAGATCAACAAGGCCGACGCAAATTCCGGCCAAGGAAATCCAGCGACGTGTGCGGCAGCAAAGGCTGCGTGCAGAGTCGCACATGTAGTCGAGGCGCGTATCTACAGGACAAGATCGTATTTGCTGGTAGAAAATACCAGCGGTGGCAGGTGCTGGGTACGGTACGGAACGCCTGGAGCGTTGCGTATAGAGTTGATCGCGTTCGATCGAGGAGGCACGTTCGATCCAGGCGAGTACGTACTTGAAACGTTGCCGGACAACAAGCATATCGGGCAGGAGAGGCACAGCAAGCCGGCAGGTCCGAAGCGAAAGAAGCGTGCGGCACCGCATGTGATACGGGGGATCAGGCCAAGGGCGCCAATCAATGCGAAGGCTTAGGCAATGGCAGAATATGAAAGGATCACGCTAATGAGTGTGGACAAGATCGTGGACTTGACCGGCAACGCGAAGGAATTTGCTGATTTGTACTGCGAAAGTACTAGCATTGATGGACGCAGGACGTTCAACATTGCGCTAGTGAGCCTGCTTATCAACGTGTACGAGGCGGGCTTCGATAACGGCAGGCGTGAAGCCCGCTTGACTCAAACATTCGAGAGCGTACGGGACGAGGAGAGCCTGGAGCCTGACGAATGAAGAAGGTCAGTGGGTATCTGGCTGATGACGGTACCTTCTTCGATGCCGAGGCCGACGTGGAGTTGTATGAGGCGCTCCATGCGTTGGAGTTCTCGGTCAAGAATATAGGTGCCGATCCAGCCAAGTTCATGATTGTGGTAGAAGGTTGTCAAGATCAACTCATGAGGTATCTGAATGCCCAAAGCAAATTCAAGAGAAGCGAAGCCCTTGGGCCTGTCCCGAGGGCGACCGGCAGCAGCAATCCACAACCTGCTGTCGATCACACCAACGACCGTAGCGCAGAAGGACATGCACCCGTACTCGAACAGTCGGCTGACGAACCTGAACATGTGCCCGACATACGGGGTAGTATCGGCGCAGAAGCAGTACCAGACGGGCGCACGATCGATGGCACTGGAAGCGGGAGCACTGATGCACGAAGTGTTCGCGGCGCTGCGTATATGGCAACTGTATCGAGTGCAGCGATTACAGCTGCACGCAGAGGTAGTAGCGACCCGTTTGTTCGGCAGGCCGAAGCAAGGGCAAAACTATCACGGTCAGACGTTTGACTCAAACAGATGGTCTAAGTGCTGGGCGAAGAGCATGGATCAGAAGGACCCACGCGAGTCGATGATGGTGCTCGCGTTCGAGATACTACGCAGTAGCGGCTGGGAGGATAGTCCTGACGACAATATCAGGACGGTCGCCAATATGGAGTTGTCGTCGATCGCGTACATCGACGAGATACTTCCGAGGATGGCCAATTTGCCGCTCTATGTAGAAGACGAAAATGATCCGCATTGCATCGTGGGGATCGAGAACGTGTTCGACGTAGTGCTGACGTATGACGACAGTAAGCAATTCCGGTTCATCGGGACGCTCGATGGGCTGACGCTCAACAAGGCGAAGAAACATGCCGTGCTGGAGGATAACAAGACGGCTGCGAGATTGGATGAAGGCTGGAAGGCATCGTTCCTGCTGTCCAATCAGGTGACGGGGTATCTGGCATGTGCCGCATCGGTATATGGGTTTGACATATACAATGCCAAGATCATCGGGCTCAAGATCAAGCCTTCGAGTAGGGGCGAGGATGTTTGGCCGATCATGGTAAGCAGGACCGGCGAGCAGTTTGCGCGATGGGCATTCTGGTTCAGGCACACGGCCGAGATGTTCGAGAAATATAAGGACAGTTTCGAGTATGCGCCAAGGTATACGCATTCGTGCAATCGGTACTTTCGGCCATGCTCGTTGCTGAGTTTCTGCTGCGACACGTATGAGGGGAGGGTCGAGCAATGGGAGGAAATGGTACCAGCGCGTTCGAGTCCGTCAGAGTTGGCAATCGGCGAAGATTAACCAAGGAGGATATCGCTATGGAGTTGGAAGATGATGGTGTGTTCGAGTCTGCGATTCAAGCTGCGATTAGGCAACAGGGAGCGGAGCAGGAGCCGATAATCAGGGCGGTGGCGGAGGCCGTCAGGCACTTCCTGATTAACATCGAGCACATATCGAGTCAGATGGAACGCCTCTCGGACTCGATAGAAGGCGGTGTGAGCAACGGGTCGGAGGAGCGTTCGGCTGCGGCACTAGAGCGCATTGCGGATGCGCAGGAGGTAATTCAGAAGACGCACCAAGAGGCATCGTCTGAGTCAAACAAGAGGAAGCGGTAGGTATGGCAAGCGCCCCATTTAAGATTGGGCCGGTGACGGTGCAGGCCGGACGGGAGATATCGAAGCGCATGAGCGTGCTTATATGGGGCGCTGCCGCCTGTGGCAAAACCTCATTTGCAGCCACGGCACCGGGAATTAAGCTGTGGCTGTCATTCGGAGATCAGGAGCATGTGTCGGTAGCGCATAGGCCGGACGTGTGTGTTGCTGATCTGTCGAAGCTATCATCGGAGGAGTTGTTCAAGCACGCATTGAGTGACAACCCATTCGGTATGGATCAAATACTTGCGCAGCGCACGGATATACAGACGGTGGTATGCGACTCGGCAACAGCGTTGGTGTATCAGGCATTGCAGCGATCGGTAGAGAAGGGCGTTGGCGCGGGTAGGCGTGGGTTTGTGCCAACGATCGAGGAGCCTGGGCAGGCGGCGTACGGCGCTCGCAATGCGTTGATGCTCAAGGTGTTGACAGGGTTGTTAAGGGTCACGGCGAAGCATGGTGTGCATCTGATCGTCACCGCGCATGAAGCTGATCCGGTCATGGAGATACGTGACGGCAAGGAGGTAGTGAGTCACATAGGCGTTATGCTTGGTGGCCAGCTTGTCAACAATGTGAC